AACTATTGAATCGTATAAAGCTTTTGGGTCGATTGAACTCACCTCATCTTGTGTTTCAGCATCTGATTGTTTTTCTGGTTGTTGTTCTGGTTGTTTTTCTGGTTCTACCTCATCGCATTTTGTTTTCTTTTCAGCTAAACTAGATGACTCAATACTTACAATATTATTAAAAAAAGATTTATTTTTTTCACCTTTATCATTTGATGAATCAAACACCAAAGTAAATGCGTCATCTCTTTTTTCAGAAGGTTTTATTGTATTTGGATTTAAATTATACTTACCTATAGGGTTTTTATCGTTTTTGTTACCCATTTTTAATGTAAGCTGAAGAGTATCCCATTTACATAATAATTTTTTATCATCTAAAAGAATTTCAAAATCAAATTTTGGTTCAGCCGCTTTAATACATCTTAATACAATTTTGGTACCACTTATTAGGGTAAATTCAATAGATTTGTTTTTACCTAACAAACCAAATAACTCTACAAGCCTTTCACCAAGCTTTGTTTTAACATTTTCGTCAATCTTGACAGCCTCTGATATAATTTTATTCATAATATTAATTTGTGTCTTTCAATAAATATCTATTAAAATAAAAATCCCCACAAAAGGGGATTTATTAATTTATTGGTATTTCACCAGTTTTTAACTTTGTTTTCAATGCATCACCGCTTAGTTTGGTTGACCTAGAACCCTTAGCATTTTTATTAGTTTGCTCTTCTTTCATTTTTTCATATTGTTCTTGCTTGATTTCAGAATCCCTGTTTAATCTACCAATATAAAATCTTCTTTCGTGCGTTGGCATATTCAATACATTAGAATATGGCATATTACGCATATACTGTGTGCAAATCCATATTTCTTCTAGTAGGTATTGTTTAAATTCTGAAGTCAGGCCAAAAAAAGTTGAGGTTAATTGGAAGAAAGGTTTCAACGGAACCACCTCCAGGGGTTCCAACATTTAGATTCAAATCAACTCCAGATTCAATTGAATTTACATATTGTGTAAATTCTTTTGCATCACGAATTCTAATAGATTCAATGTAGTCCTTAATTAAATTTTTATCTCTGTGTCCATTAACTTCAACAATCATTTTTTGCATTGTGTAAGTTGTGTTTTTATTAACAGGAAGTCCATTTGCTTTGTCTTGTTCCAACATTGCTTCAATATCTTCAGCATCACCACATGTTAAAAATTTAAATTTTACTCTGTGTTTGCTAACTGGAAACATAAAATCAAACAAACCTTCGGCATCTGGCTCCGCACCAAAGTTTTTAAACTTTAAAGAATTAAGATTAATTTCAGTATCAAAAGGTTTGTCATTTTCATCCAACAAGGTAACAGCATAATTCTCACCATAAGCGGTGGCTCTTAACCAAATCATAATAGCATTTCTATCACCAACCAACAAATCACGATATCTTAATTCTGGTTCCAAAACCTTTCTATTAATCAAAATTTCCAAAAACTCACCACTTTGCAATAAGTTAGGACTTGTTAAAATACTCTCATCAGCTGTTGTCATATACGACACTCTGATATTTCCCTTTTTAGAAGGATATGATTTACCTTGAGAAGGCAACGGAATCACGTCAAAAGCAGTGTTAAAATCTGGCTGACTTAACGCATGTATGTGTGGGTTTATATTAGATGGGACTTGGCCATAATTTTGTGGTTGCGTCATTGGTTGTTGAACAGGAGCTGAATAAGCCTGTGAAGGTTGTGAATACTGTTGATACGTATTGTTTTGCATAGGTTGGTTTGTATTTTGTTGATTATTTTGTTTACTTGAAGCCTCATCCACCTGTCTTTGATAATTTTGAATCATTGAAGCATTTTTAGCCAAATTTTCGTCACGGAGCCTAATTTGCTCTTCTGACCTTCTTCTAATCTCATCCATTTCTGAATTATTCATGACTGGTCTTTGTGATACTTCAGCCAATGAAGGGTCTTGAACAAACCCTTGTTGGTTTTTTAATTTAAGCTGTTCTTCAGTCCTTCTTCTCATCATTTCAACAGCACTAACATGTCCAGCTGGAGTGTCTTGTGGATGCATTGAATTTGTATATACTTCATTTGTTGCCATTGCTTTTTCAGCTTCAAAAGCTGCTTGTTTTGCTCTTTCATCAGCAGCTTCTTTTTGTTCCTTGTTTGGGAAAACACTAGGTTTCTTGTCCATATTAAAACTTTTTTAAAATGTTATTACTTTATAATAAATATAGTTTGCTTAATTTTTTTGTAAATGCTGTAAATAAAAAAGGATTATTCAGCGCATAAACACCGAATAATCCTTTTTAATATAATACTAAATCATAAACCTAATTCGTTTTTTAATCTTTTAATAACTTCTTCACGTTTTAAATTAATATCGGTCTCCCAAAAACGTAATAATTTTATTTGTTTATTTTCTGCTATTCTATTTTTTCTAAAATCATTAGCAACCGTTTTTAATTGTATAGGATATGTTGGTATATTGTGTTTTGTATTTGGGTTGCAATGATAAAAATCACCATCTACCTCAATTAATATATTATAATTAAAAAGATAAAAATCAAATATTGCAGAACTTATTTGATGTTGAAATTTAAAATCTACGTTTTCAACTAAACCAAAAGACTCTAATATTAATTGAAAAGTTTTTTCTAATTTAGTTTTCTTTTTAACATAGTTATTATCTGTTAATCTTTTAATTGTTAATTCTGATTGTTTTAATCTTTCATCTGGATTAGACCATCTTATTTTTGATTTTTCTGATAGTTTATTTCTATGTTTTTCTGATTTTGCTACACCACTTAAAGCCTTTGATATGTTTTCACCTCTATTTGGATTTGACATTACTTTTTGAACATTAGCTCTAACTCTTTTATCATCAATTGTTAACCCTTTATTCCAAATAATCAATTCACCATTTTTATACATTTCTTTTTGAGTCTCATGTGATTTTTTGATAGCTTCTGGGTTATGCCCCCAGTTATTATAAACCCTAGAAGCATGACCAAGTATATATTCAACAAACCCCTTTTCTATTGAAAGAAAATTTGTTCTAGAACCACAACCACATTTACATAATGGTGGTCTACCGTCAAGTTTATAGTCAATGTATGTTTGCTCAGCACTAATCTTATGTTTTTGTACTCTGTGTCTTCTCAACGAATCCAAAGTTTCAAATTCTCTATTACATTCTTTACATATTAACATAAAATAAAAATTCTTTTAATATAATTGTTATTTTTACAAATATACTAAAAGAATCTTTACAAGTCAAGTATTTGATAAAGCAATCTTAAATAAAAATCAAAACAAGAGTATAGCTCTGTCAAAACGCAATGTTGCGGTAATCTCAGCTATACCATCATCATCCATTGATAAGTCACCGAAGCCAACGTTGGTTAACATTGTTCCGTCCAATAACCATTTCTCAACCACAACACCAGTCGGGTCAAGCAATTCAAGTTCAACTGGACGCTTGTAACCAGCCGCATAACCTTGACGACCTGTGATAGATTCAGAATGAAGACGTACCCATTCCATTATTGCTTGTGAAGCAGAAGGACCAATTGGGTCACGGAAAGTAACATCAATAGCTTCCCATGTAAAACGTCCAATAACCCATGTTGAAGTGTTAAGGAACGGAATTTCAACCTCATTTTGAGTAATTGATGGTCTGGAAGCAGATGCTAGCCACCATTGTTGAATACCCAAGTCTGCTGGGAAAGTAATAAGCCAACGATTCTTTTTCTTAGGTTCGTAAGGCAAAGGCATTTTCATTAGTAAATCAGCCATGTTCTATTTGTTTTAAAAGTTTTTTATTTATTAATAAATATACCGATAATTATTTTTTTCAAATAATATCTCGGTTTACTAATAAATATGTTGTTTTTAAAAAATAAACTTTACATTACGCAATTTTTTTTTAGTATATTAAAATATGGAGAATTTTAATTTAACAAAAGATGAGCTACAAGCTCTATACAGAGAAGAACTAAACGATATTTTGGAACAATGTGATTGGATAACCTATGTTAAACCTGAGCTTATCTGTCTTGTAGTTTCAAACGTAATGAACAAAAAAGGATATGACGTACCATGTTCTGAACTTTATGAACTATATGACACTGAAGTTAAAAGAATAAACGTAAGTCCAGAAACATGGCAAAAAGAATTTGGTATTGAAGAGATTATCTCAATAATATACGATATCCTGTTAAAAAATTTCTAAAATATTTGGTGTAATCAAATATTTTTACTACCTTTGTGTAGTAAATAAATGATAATGAAAAGATTATTGTTAATTATCTGCACGATATCAAGTCTATTGTCCTATGGTCAAGACTATGAAATGCTTAATTTTATAAACATTTATAGGGTAAAAAATGGTTGTGAATCGGTAATCTACTCTGAAGATTTAGAAAAAATAGCAAAAACACAAAATACTTTAAACACTATATCAGATAGCATTGCTCATTCACATAAGGCCAGCGAGATTGCCTTAAAAGGAAACTCTTCACCAGCGACAAAAATTAGTAGAGATGTTTTTACTAATTTTTTACAAAAGTACTTTAAATTAGATTACAAAGAACCGAAAACAGAAATTGAAGCACTAACATTAACAAAGCTATACTCAATTTATCTGTTCAGCACTTCAAAAAACCATAATAATATTCTATTAGGCGAATACAAATATGTTGGTTTTGACTTCGTAGCCAACAATATTAAACTCAAATCAAATGTGGTTAAAATAGGTGACAAAGAGTATAAACTAAATAACGTTATATCTCATCACAATGTTAATTTTTACGTTGTAATTAACTTTAAAAAGTAAAACAATTTGCGGAACCTCTTTTAGATTTATTACCACTACACTTTAACTTTATCTTTTTAAATGTTTTGGTAGTTTTTTTATAGGTGCTATTGTCAGCGTCAATAACTTTAACCAAATCAAACCTATATTTTTTAACGATTTCTTCTGGTTTTATTATTTCTACAACTTCTTGAGAAAATTCAACAGTAAGTGATACTTTAACATATCTAAATTCAGCTGTCTTTTGTCTTAGCGCTTCAAGCTCAGCTTTATTATTTCTGGCGTTCATAAAATTTCTTGCACTAACAACATCAGAACCATTATTAGGTATTTCTCTATGATTTATTTTAACATCACCATTCATTTTATTAATTAAATCAATCATAACGTTGGTCCTCAACTCGGCCAACTTTACGTTACCAGTTTTGTCGTATTCGGTTTTGTATTTAGGAATTACTTCAGCATCAGTGGAAGATTCAATAACAGCTGAGACAACCTTACCACCTTTTAACTTAATAATGTTTATAACATCTTCCCAAGCTTTAACACCAGTTTGACTTAACATATAATCGCCAGTAACAAATAAATTATCATTATTCAATTCTATATCTATTGTATCAACTATAGTTACTATCTTTTTTTGTTCAACACCTTTTATTGTATCTGTTGAAACATCAGCTTTTTTTAATGCGTATCCTTTTTTAAGTTCACCACTTAAACTTACCAAATTGTCAACAACTTTTTGACTAACTCTATATGTCATATCTTTGTCTTTAGCCAATTCATTAAATTTGTTAACAATTTTTTCAGCGTTTTTAGCCAATAAAGAATCTGGGTTGCTAATACCTTTTTCGGCAAAGGCTTGAGACAATTCTTTTGTTTTTTGTTCGTCTTCCAAGGTTGATTTTATTTGGGCCATTGTTTCTGCATTTTGTAGTGCATTTTGAGCACTAGCTTTATTTAAACCAGTCAAACCAACACCCATAAGCATAGCAACACCTAACAAAACTTCTTTGAACCCTTCTTCCAAGATTTCTTTAGGTTGTTCATCAATTAAACGATTTGTTTGTTCATTTAAAAGAATAGCCTCATATTGCTTATGTGTTATTTTTAACCTTTTCATTTTAGCCAAACATGATTTTTTTAATTCTCTTTAATTCTTCAGCAATCAATGGGTTTTGCATTTCATCAACTTGTGTCTCACCACCAGCCTGTTGTGGTGCTTGTTTAGGTTTTGCACTAGCTGCTTGTTGTTTTTGTTTATGCAAATATTGGAATAAAGACATGGCAACACCTAAGAAATTACTTAAATTCTTTTTAAATGTTGTTTTGCTTTGAGCATCCTTCATAAATGACTTGTTAGGTTCAGAAGCATTGTAACCAGCCTCTTCTTCTAATTTGTTTATATTTCCACCACCCAATGTAGCCATTTTATCAATCATATTACCACCCTTGTAACTACCAGAATAAACTGTTGATAATATTTCTTTCATCATTCCAGCTAACATGTTTACTTCTTGTGGATTATCAACATTAACACTAAATAACTTGCTAAAATCAGTTAACATAATAGGATTGCTATCTAATTGTTTTAAGAAACCTAATATAACTTTATCATCGGTTTTACCTTTTAGTTTTTTAACTAGATTTCTAATATACTCCACTCTGTTTATCAAGTCTTCAAAATTTTTAACTTTTTCAAAAGCCATTGATTTATTCAAATACTGTAAAAGTCGTTTGTCTTTTATATATTTACCCTCACTTACCATATCTGAATCAAATTCCCTAACATAGTTTTTATTAGCAAAAAATCTTTCTCTTCCACTTTGTGTTTCACCACCAGTTGCGGCTCTACGGCCACCCTTCATAAATTGTCCAGAGTCATATGTCCTATCACCTCTATTTCCAGCCCCAGATTTACTCACCACATCTGTACCTAGCGTATTTCTATTATTAACAACAAACTTAAATAAATTCTTAAGACTGTTGTATAAATTATCTTGAACATTCCCACCACTAGCAGCACCACCTCCAGTTTCTCCACCTTTAGTTTCTTTATTCTTGCTATCAATTGCTTTAGGGTCTTGAGCCGTGGGTATGTCAACAACTTCACCTTTTGGTTTTACAACACCAACACCACCTTCAATGTTTCTAATAGATTGATACAAAGCATTAAGTGTTGCTGCTCTTGATGATTTTTGACCCTTCATTCTCATAAGTTTTACAAGTGCACCAGCAGCAATCAAACCAATTCCAATAGGACCTAACGCAGCACCCAAACCTTTTGCCACCGCATAACCAGCACCAACTTTTACACCAGTTTTCATAACAACCTTTGGAACCATTTGAACAATTGTATTAACAACCATTCCTTTTAATCCACCGCCAGTTTGTGTTACCAAAAGGTCACCAACTTGTTTTCCAGTTCCATCCAATTCACCTTGAAACATTTGTCCCAAGTTATTGCCATATGCACTTGGGTTTTGTGCGATTGCTTCTAAAGCTTGTTTTGCACCTTCAGGATTTACAAATATACCGCCATCAGCACTTAAAGCATCAATACCAGCTTGCAAATCACCACCTCCCAATTGTTTAACACCGTCTAAGAAATCTTGTGGTGATGAATTTGGGTTTAAATTCAATCCGTTTAATCTATTCATTATTTGTGTCATACCTTCTCCAGGTTTTATTGACGCAAACACATCTGATTTCTTTTCAACCAATTCTTTAATATATTCAATTGAAGGGTTTTGAGTTATTTCTTCAAATAAACTTCTAAACCAATCAGTATTAACCAACCAACTAAGACCACCTAACGCTGAACCAACACCAGCTAATGTTAATGGTAATCTATTAGATTTAAGTGTATCCATTCTAGTACTAGCAAAATCTTCACCGCTATCACCCCTTTTTGCTTGTAATTGTTGTCTAACGTCACTAGCTTCAACTTCATCTAATTGTTCAACCTCTTCTTCATTAACTGTTGAATAAACAGCAGCCAAATCTACATCTAAAAATTTTTTAACATATTCTCTTAAATCGTTTATTACGCCATTAGCCGCATCTACAGGAAGATAACCTTCTTCATTTGGATTCTTATTTGTTGATGCAACAACAGAGTCATAAACAGCAGCAATGCTCATTACAGTTGATAAAAACTGTTCTGGTTCCTTATTGTTTGGAAACTCTGGGTTCTCTTGTCTAATGGTATCATCTAATTGCTTGATAACCGCATTACCTTGCTTATCAATTATTTGTTGTATTTTTCTAGCGGCTTCTTGGTCAACTTTTCCTTTGCCAAATATTTTACCACCAGCTTTATATCTTCCAAGTTTTGATAAACCATATTTTACGGTATCCATCAAACCTTCATTTACATTACCATTAGACTCAATGTTATTTATTTTATCTAATGTTTCTTTAAGAATTTGACTAACAATAACAGCATGTTGTTGTTCAGTTAAGATTAATTTCTTTGACATGATTTTTTTTATTATAAATATCAGCTTAAAACAAAAAAAAACCCCTAAATTAGGGGTTTTTATGTTTTGAGTTTAATTATTATATGTTATCGAATGATGCACCAGTGTTCATGATTACGAACTCAATTTGAATGAACTCAAGACTTCTTGTTGGTTTTAAGAAGATTTGACCAGTCAATTGATTTCTGTCGATATCCTCTGGGTCATTTGATAGAACCACACGGAAGTCAGTCAAACCTCTTTCAGCTCTAATGTTATCCAATATTGGGTTAACAAGTGACAAGAATTGGTTTCTTACAACCGAATCATTTTGTTCGAATAGAAGTCTGATAGAAACAGCAGAGATAAGTTTTCTAGCTTGCAACAACAATCTTCTAACGTTGATTCTGTTAAGAGCAGTTTCTTTAACTTGAAGAGTTTTGTTACCCCAAATTTTGATACCATCAGAAGTGAAAGTAGCGATTGGGTTAATTCTGTTCTCATAAAGAGTATCTCTTTCAGACAATGTAAGTTTTTTACGAGCTTGGATTGCGTCAACATCACCTCTTTGAATACCAGCAACTGCGAACCAAGGGAATGCAATGTTGTCAGTCAAAGCGATGTTTCTTACAACGTCTCTTGTAGGTGGAACCCACATCAACACATTGTTTTCAGCGTCATTGATTTGAACCCATGGCCAGTATGTACAAGAATAGTTGCTATCGTATAATCCATCCATGTTATCAACAACTTCGTCAGCAGTCAATATAGAACCATCGTAGTAATCTGGTGTTGTTAAGATATACAATGAGTCAGCTCTTTCTGTTTCAATCATTTCGATTGTTTCTTCAACCAAATTTGTGTTATCGAATGCATCAATACCTGGTGTTGCGAATACGTTTACGTTTACAGCTTCTGGGTTTCTGAATGTCCAGATACCTTCAAGATAAGCATAGTAATCAGAGTTGATACCCAAATCACCATTTGTAAGTGTTCTGTTTTGGAATGCACCACTAGTTAAACCAGCAGCGCCATAAAGTCCATTGATTGTAAATCCATCACCATTGCTTCTTCTTGTTCTGTAAACATCCCATCCATCGAAACCACCATAAGGAGCCATAGTAAATTTACGTGCAAATATTTTTTCATAAGGACCACCAGCTAAACCAGCTTCAGTTCTAAACTCAGCATCACCAGTATCAAACAAGAACACAGGGCTGTAAGTACCACCAGTAGCGTTTATGACAACGAAAACATTATCAATTGTAACAGCAGTAGCATCAATATCCATGTGGAAACCATTTGTTAAACCAGTCCACATGTCTGGGCTAGATGTTGTTGGAACACCTTTGTAATCAAAGAAGTCAGCATCAATACCTACAGTTTCTGACAAACCTAAGTAGACTTTACGTTTGTTTTCAAACGCACTATAAGCTGTCTTATACATGATATCTGGGTTAACAATGCTTGTATTGCCGTTTGATTGGTAATTACGAATAGGGAAACCAATGAAACCAGCTGGGAATGCATCGCTAGTATCTGAAGTGTCATCAAGTTCTACAAGAACATATGAAGACCTAGACACATATTCACCATCCAAAGAACCAATTCTTCTAGCGATATAGTTTGCTGAAGTTGGGTCCATTGTACAACGAGTAAATGTCTCAAGAATTACAGGTGAAGCATCAGTATCATAGAAACCTCTGATTCTAACATCAAACTCTTTTGTATCTGGTTTAATGTTTGTGATAGAAATTTTAAATTGTTCGTTTGCTGCGTTACCATCAGAAATAGTCCAGAATCTGAACAATCTTAATACTTTATTACCACGAATCTCTGATACAACATATGGTGTAACAGCTGGGCTGAATTCACGCAAATAATCATTGAATGTATTGCTATAGTTCGTAACACTTTGTTTAACACCTCTAATCTTACCATCAGCATTAAGTGTTTTGAACATATTAGAGAAAAATTCTTCAACGTAAAGAGCGGTATTACCATCTTGAGCCGTTCTGCCCAATACTCTTGGTAGATAATTTGTTTGTGTTCTATCCAAAGATACTTGGTAACCAAATAAACCTTGAGTTGTTGAATCACCACTCAAAGAAAATACGCCAAGTGGGTTGGTTGTTGCAGCAGAAAATGCTGGGTCAAACAAAACACCAGTTGCTCCAGTAATCTCGAAAGAAGGAACTTGAGTTGATACGTTTATAGATGCTCTAGAACGTAACAAAGCAACTAGTTGATTTTCTACATCAGAATAAGCACTACCAGAATAGTAAACTGTAACACCAGTTGTTGTACCAGTAACAGAAGTTGTCATACCAACACCAGTGTAACTTGTAGCATTAACATAAAGACTAATTGATGAACCAGTAAATGTAGAACCTATTTTTGTAAAAGTAACACCTATATTTGAAGTAGTACCAGTACCAGCTGTTCCTAAAAATGATAAATTAGATGTCAAAAGACCTTGGTTAATCAAAGTCTGTACCAATGGGTCGGCAGACACCAAGTTGGTTATGGTTCCAGTAGATGTTGCTGAGAACCTAATAAGTGGTGAATAAGATGAACCACCACCAGTAGTACCAGAAGTTGCTTGGTCAAGAGCACCATCAAGAGTTATACCCCAAGCTAAACCAGCATCGTAACCAGAAAAACCTAATACTCTTGTAACAAATAATTGGTTTGATTGTGATAAATATGATTTAGCGATATAAGGTAGTTCATATAATGGAGCTCCAGTGTCTTTTACCTTGGTAGCATTTAATCCACCGAAGAAAGATTGAAATTCACCATAGTTACTGATGAAAATTGGTTGGAAAGCAGGCCCTATTGTTGTTTCACCAACCAAACCTAACGTTGTTACACCAACTTGACGTGTGATGAAGGTTAGGTCTCTTTCTGATGTATAAACACCTGGACTTACGAATACTTGTGTTGCCATATTGTTTTCTTTTTAATTTTATTATTTACTTTATCGTTTTGTTTATAATAAATATTAGGTTTTTTTCAAAAAGAGTACCATCTCAAAAGATATATTTCTTTTAGTATGTTTTTTTTCATACTTTTGTCATACTAAGGCTTTACAAACACATAAAACGTATTATTTTTGTTTTATGAGAGATTTTAAATGTAAAGTAACGTACATTTATGCATTGATGGACGGAACAAAAGTTAAATATATTGGTAAAAGCGATGACCCTAATAGTCACACCAAATGCTAAAAAAACACTGTGAAAAAAATTTTTGATTTTGTTGAAACAATAATAAAAGAAAATTGCAGATAAAAATCATAGATGAAAAGGGACAAAAACATTAAAATAACATCAAAAACGCATGAGTTACTTAAAAAATATTGTGAACAAAATGGGCTTAAGATGTTCTCATATGTCGAAAAATTAATTAAAGATGCTTGTTCACCCAAAAAAGATTTATACGGTGAAAATTAATTATTTTTTATATGTTATAACTTACCATTTGTGAAGTAGTTGTCTGAGTTGTAGATACGTTATTAAGTCTTATAACTACAAGGTCACTTGAACTTGCAATCACACTAAGGAAATTTGAACTTAATATTTCAACCATTAATCTTGATTATTTTAATTTATTTTTTATGGGGATTGAAAAAATATAAGTAAAAAATAAATGAAATGTTAATACAAATAAAAAATAATATAAAAATGACCACCAATAAAGAGGTAAAATAATCCCTGTTGTTAATAGTAGAAAGTTTTTTAGTAAACCAAACAAATGCCACGCATCAGTTATTGATACTAAAGGATTACTTATTAACCATGTTAATACTTTATTATTTGGAAACCATTCATATTTATTTTTCCAAGAAGTTTCAGGATTAAACCATTGTACAACTTTTGGATTCTTTATTTTTGAAAATACAGATTTGTCCCAATGAAATAAAACCTTATCTTGTATTGCTTTTGATATTCCTGATACTATTATTAGTATAATTGCTATTGTTATATTTTGTTCCATTTTAAATATATATTATTAAATTATAAATCCAGCAATTTGCGCTCCCGTTGTATCTACCGTAGAAGCATTTTTTAATCTTTTATAATAATTAATTATTTTTCTTCAGAATTTTTTAATTCTTTTTTAACTTCCTCAAAATATTGTTGCAATATTGCATGTTCTTCATAAGTTAATTTTGCAGTTCTGCTAACTAAATAAATCGCTTCTAATTTTTGAGAAGTTGTTAATGTTTGTTGTTCCATATAGTTTTTATTTTTTTATTTAATTTATAATTTATATTGAAAAATAAAATTATTGAATATCTAATCTAATATCTACTGTATTTGCGCCCAATATTTCCTCTAGCTTTTCTTTTATAAAAAGATGATAAGAAAATATTGTTTTCAATGATGTTGTGCCTTGCGGAAATATAGCATCAACTATTGCTTCATATTGTGCAATAATTTGTTGGTCTAATTCTTTGACAAATTCATTTAGTAGATTATTATATGTTACTACTACATTGCCATTTTCATCTGTTTGCTCAACAGGATACTTAATTGTGATAGGTGTATACCCCTCATTTTTTAGTTCTGGCGATACGTAATAATTTAAAAAGAACTTCTGGTCAAATCCTTCAAATTGAGATTGAAATATAAATTTCACCAATACGTTAGTAGATGGTAAATCTGTTCCATCTGATTTTTTTAGATTTTGTTTGTTAATTAATAGTGCCATATTTTTGTTTTTATATAAATACTATGAAATTTTTTTAATGTAAATCAATCCAACTTGTACCATTATATACTTGTAATTTATTTGTCGTTGTGTTGTAACATACTAATCCTGTTGCTGGGCTTGTAATATTTACAGATGGATTTGCATTACGTGGTGGTAAGAAACCTTTTGTAGTGCTTACTAAAGTTAAAATAGAACTAGCAGCATCTGTTGTAGTTCCTATCAATACATTATTAGTAGCAGAAACTAAACGCATTATTTCTGTGCCAGTAGTAGTTCCATGTCCGATACTTATATTGCCAGCCGTGCTTGCTCTTATCCAGCCATAGAAACTTATACCCGCCCACATAGTATATTGAGCGTTTGAACTACCATTTAGATTGTATATTAACGCTTCTGTTCTATTACCGCTTGCACGTTCATAAAGAATCATACCTGCTTCTGTTCCTACAAATCTATGTCTTACTTCTGACAAGCTTGGAAATGCAGCGTTCGCTATATAATTTATACCTCTATTAGAGGTAATATTTAAAGTTCTTGCATTAGTATCACCACCATTGGTAGGATTTGAATATATTTCACCAATTGTTTCAAGTAAGCCAGAACCTGCAACTAATCTTATACCTGCACCTAAATTATTAGTACCTGTATTGGCAGTATTATCAATTAATAACTGTGTTCTTGTTGCTGCATCACTTCTTGATATATGAACTAATTGTGTTGGTGCAGCTATACCTATTCCTACTCTACCATCATCTCTAACTACTAAAGCATTGTTAGTTCCTGTACTATCATGCACTTGTAAACCAAAGGTACTTGTTCCTCCTGTTCCAGTATTTGAACCTAAAATTCTTAATCTTGAACTTGCATCTGTTGTTGTTCCAATTAAAACATTACCAGTAGCGCCAACTATTCTTAATCTTTCGTTAATACCACCAGTATAAAATCTATATCCTCCACCATTAACATTCCCAGTTTGAAACCACATATCAAACCTCGATGATACTGCACTTGCTAAACCTATTCCAAAGAAATTCAAAGCACTTCCATTTAACCCAAAATTAGCCCCCGCACTTATTACTGTTGCAGATGGGTCAGTTGGGGTATAGGCAAAGGCAGTTATTAAACCTTGACCTGAAGAGTTGACATTTATAACCACACCCCTATCTATTGAAGAAGATGAACCAAATGCAGCAATATCACCTGTGCCTCCAACATGAAAGTTTGTAGGTGGTATTAATGCGATATTTGGTCTTACTGCAACTAACCCATCATCTCTAACAACCAACGCATTATTATTTCCTGTTGCGTTATGCACTTGTAAACCGAAAGATGATGAGGTTGTACCTGAACCATTAATCTGTAATGTTGAATTCGGAGCATTGGTTCTTAACCCTAATCTCTTATTTGTATTATCCCAGAAGAAATTTGTATTGTCTTGCGTTATAGTATTACCAGTACCAAAAAACGCAACGCTTCCAGTTGTGCCTGTAATTTGTGAAGTACTACCAGTTAACGAACTTAGATTTAAAGTATAATTATTTCCATCATTTCTTGTAAATATTGCAGTAGCACCAGATAGTGTTGCACCTGTTGTATAAAAATCTGTTATACCTGTTACAATAATATTAACATTGTCATTTCTGTTTAGAGTTAAATTTCTTGTTGATTGATTGAAAGTTCCACCTGTAACGAAGGTATTACCAGAATATTGACTTGCAATATTATTTATAATTGTGTTTAATTGTGTTCCACCAGAAAATATTGTGCTTGCAGATAAAGAATTTACAGATATATCACCGTTAACTGTTAAACCAGTAACAGTATTAAATAACACATTAAAAGTACCACCAGTATTGTTTGTAAAAGTAAATGTGTTTGCATTGTCATAAGTTGCTCCAGTAACAAAAACATCTGTTGCACCAGTATAAAAACCACTTACATTAAATGTACCACCAGTATTGTTTGTAAACACTGCTGTACCATTTGAATATGAGCCACCAGTAACTGTAACATCTAAAGGAAGGTTTTCATATGTTGTAGCACTGATAGTAGTAGCGGTCAAACCACCACTAAAACTAGTCGCCCCAGTTACAGTCCCACCAGTAAACGCACTGCTTGTTGTTATACCAGTTATACTAAATGTACCACCAGTATTGTTTGTAAAAGTTAATGTAGATGCTGATGTCAAATATGTACCACCCGTAACAAACACATCTGTTGCACCAGTATAAAAACCGCTTACATTAAATGTACCACCAGTATTGTTTGTAAACACTGCTGTGCCATTTGAATATGTTCCACCCGTAACAAAAGTATCTTGTGTTGATATACCAGTTAAATTACTTCCGTCACCATAATATGTTGTTGCTGATACAGTTGTTGCACTTAAATCACCACTAACAAAAACGTCACCAACCATGTTTATTGAGTTAGAACCCAATAAAATTTCAGTATTACCAGTACATGCATATATATTTGTTGTAAATAAGGCCGTACATGCGCTTAATATGCTATCACCTTCATTTGTTTCAATAATGAAAGTTTGATTTATATTATATCCTTTTTCTGGGGTGCTCATTAGAATGTATTACCGATTAATGTAAACTTACCTATTTTAAGGAAGTCTTTATATACTCTTACGCTAACAATGTCATTTGCATTAAAAACCAATGGTGCAACTAATATGGTACCATCAAATACCACCATGTTGTTAACAGTTATAACAATCCTAGTTAAATTCTCTATGTTAACTAGCTGACTAAAAGTTGCGTTATATTGTGCTGTAAACGTAAATTGATTATTAGCCCTAGCTTTATAAACAAAATTAAATGTTACATCGTTATTAACCAATTTAGGTTCAAAAACAACATCATTAAAAATTTTGCTTTCTTCAATTTCCAAAGTCATAACCGTTCTGTTTATAGTTGGTATAACTTCATAATCATTTTCATCCAACAAATACCCTAACATCTTCATTTCAAACATTTGAATGTAAAAACGTCTGTTTTCAAAATTCTCAATATTACTCTCGTCACCAATACCCTCTAAGTGAAGTGGCATTGGATGACCTTTTACATTTATATAACATTGTCTAGATTGAAAAGCTCTTTGAACAAGTCCATTGAATTTATTCAAGTCTTTCATTCTATTTGTGAAAATCCTAACTTCATAAGTTATATCTACAGGTGTTGGTTGTGGAACCTTATATAAATCAATACCATGCCTTATTCCATCCCATGTAGGTATTTTCATATAAGTATAGGTTCTATTTCCTGGAATGTTCCACAAACCAGCTTGATTCTGACCTTGTTGTATATCTGGTCTTCTTACAACCGTAATAAAAGGCATTTCAATATTTTTATACTCGTCAGTAAACTTCCAAGTTTTTGTAAATTCTGTCCACCTTTGAATTGTTAAAAATATTACAGGAACCTTCTCCCCATCAATTGTAATCATTACACGCTCATCATCCTTTAAAAACTCAACAAAAGCTTGGTCCATATCCTCTTCAGAGACACCTCTAGGTAAAAAGGTGCCTTGATTGGCGATTCCATCCAATATTTCTTGTCTCCTTTCTGGACCTATTTTTTGGTTAAGGATGTTTATGTTAGTTCTAAAGCCTTTTGGTACAGCCATGATAATTTTTATTTAATAAATATGTTTATTACATTTCTTTATATTTCCATAAATACCCACCAGCTGTTTTCCTTTTACCACTTAAAACAGCATTAATATGTGGATATATTTTTTTAACATCATTTACTGATTTCCATTCACAAATTAATTCTTCTAATTTCGAAAGTTGTTGAATTATTTTAGGAGTTTGTTTTAAATGTTTATTTTTTATTTTTAATATTTCTTCTTTAGTTAAACAATCATTTTTATATCTCCAAATATAACCACCAGCACTATTTCTTTTTTTATTAATAACGCTATTAATATTTTTAATACCTAAATTTTCTTTAATATAATTAGCTGATTCATATTCATTTAGTTTATTTCCATCTAAATCATACTGAATAATAATATCTTTAATAGTAGATTTTTTAAATAAATTAATGTTTTTTGGTGTTTTACCTTTTTTAGCTAAAGACATTTTATTTTTTGTCTCATCACTTACTTTTCTACCATATGAACCTTCCCCGCCATCGGAGTTGTTAACAAGTTTAAAACCCCATACTCTAAATTGAGATATCCAATATTGTTCCCAAAACACCCACTCATTTTTATTTACTTCATCTATTATATTCATTATTGGTTTTTCATTTTTATTTAATAATGATTTAATCCATGAACAGCGTTTATTTTTACCACCATTATTTTTACCATCAAAAATATGTCTATAATATCTTCTTTTGGGGTTTTTTGTTTGGCCAACATATCTAACACCTAATTTATCAGATAATGTATATATATAAATTGTTTCCATACTTATTAATATATGTTATCTAGCAGAAAATTCACTTGCGTCAACTGGCGCACAAACAATTGTTCTAAAAGCACCTTTGTATCCCATAATAGTGTGTTCATTGTCATAATTTTTTATTCCATCATTAACAACGCTAAAGTATCTTATTTCGGTTTCAGTAACTGGGTAACCAATATAATCACCATAACTAATAGATGTCTTCAATTCTACCAGTTGTGAAGAATAAATACCAAACGTAAAATTTCCATCTTGAATATACCTAAGACTACCATTATTGTTGTAAGTTTGATTGTCTGGTTTATCCAAAATAGGTACCACTTTAAGCTCTACAGGTGGGTAAAATCTAATACCATCCTTTGTAGCTTCGCCATAAAGACCATCATATTCAGTCATTTGTCTATCAACCTTATAAAGAATAAGTGTGAAGTTTCCATCACCTTCGATAGATTCACGACCCATACTGATTTCTAACTGGTAGTCTTCTTCTGAAAAAAACTTGTTAATTCTCGTGATAGGTGTTACTTTATTGTTGTCCATGTTTTTCTATATAAATACTTTCCTTTTTGATTAATCGTTAATTTATCCTTGATTTCTTAAATAAAAATTATTATATTTAGATATAATGACCAAGAATTAAAAATAAAACAAATTTTGATTAATTTAGATGATATAAAAGGACATTCAGCGCTATCACTGTTAGAAAAATACAGTGGCATCAACCCCTATTTGTTAAAACTAAGAAACGAATATCTAAAAAACAAAAAAATTTCTTTAACGGAGACCCAATCAAAATATATCATAGAGAACCATGAACGTCAACCTTTATACATAAATAGAGTTATCGGTATTACAAAATATTTTGGTGAAGAGCTAAAAAAATTGGATGATTTGTCATTTGCACCAGAAAAAATACTTATTGAATTCATTTTGGCTGAGACGGATAAATCATTTCATGTATATGGCAAGCTTAAACAAAACCAGAAAGAATCAAAAATGTATTGGTTACCAAAAACACAAGTAACTGACGACCCATACTTTGAACCAATAGAAGTTAATGTTGATTTCACCAAATATAACGAAGTTTTGGCCAAAGAAGGTAAGAAATTATACAAGCATCAAGAAGAAGGTATTAAATATTTATTATCTCGTAATGGTTGTATATTGGCGTTTGATATGGGATTAGGTAAAAGTGTAATATCAATAATTTCTGCTTTGGAAAGCGGAGCTAAAAAAATATTAGTTGTTTGTCCATCGTCAGCTAAAATAAATTGGCAAAGAGAAATAAACGTATTCTGTAATCAAACAACAATAGTTGATGGTAGGAGATGGAATGAAGCCAAATTTACAATAATAAACTACGATATTCTTAAGAATTTCCATACTCTTATTGAACCTAGAAGTAAAAAATCTGATGACTCAGAAGAAATAATAAATAGAGAACTTGTTAATGCTAAATTTGATTTGATAATTATTGACGAAGCTCATTATTTAAAAAATAATGATAGTATTCGTGGTAAAATAATGACCGAATTATCAGTTAAACACGGTGTTCATAAAGTTTGGTTATTAACTGGAACTCCAGTAGAAAACAGACCAATGGACTTATTTAACCTACTTAAAATTATTAAATCTCCTTTGGCTGATAATTGGAAACATTATGCTGTTAGATATTGTGATGCTAGAAAAATGTATAGAACCCTTAAAAATGGTCAGAAAAAGCAAATATGGTTAACAGATGGAGCTAGTAATTTAGATGAGTTAGCATCAAAAACCAAAAATATATTGTTTAGAAAACTTAAATCTGAAGCTTTAGATATGCCAGATAAGATTATAACACCAATGCATTATAGATTATCATCAAAAGAATGGAAAGAATATGAAGCGTTATGGGAAGAATATCTTGAAAGAAGGGTTATAGAGGGTAAAAAGGTTGGAAATCTTCAAAGAGACCTCGTAGAATTAGTTCTTTTACGTCAGTTTATAGCAGAATCGGCAATACCATATACTATTGAAATCGTTGAAAACGCTATTGAACTTGGTAAAAAAGTTATTATATTTACCAACTTTACTGAAGAACTTAAAACGCTTGAAAGTCATTTTGGAAAATTATGTGTGACTCATAATGGTTTGATGTCAGCAAAACAAAAACAACGCTCAGTAGATGCGTTTCAAAGTAATTCAAAAGTAAAAGTATTTATAGGTAACATAAAGTCTGCTGGTGTGGCTATTACATTAACAGAAGCAACAGTTGTTGTTTTTAATTCTTTTTCATGGGTTCCAGGACACAACGAACAAGCGGAAGATAGAAGCCATAGATTGGGGCAAAAAAATGATGTAAATGTATACTACCAGTTATTTGAGGATACTATATCAACAAAAATGTGGGGTATGCTTAACAATAAAAAAGATATCATTTCAACGATTATAGGTGATAAAAAACTTACAGATGAAGAAATAATAGAAATAATAACAGAAGAATTAATAAACAAATTATGAAACATTTTGATGATTTAAAATATATTGATTACGTAATTAGATTTACAAATAAAACTGATAAAACAAATGAATTATTACTTGTTTGTTTAAACATTATGAAAGATGAACCAACATTATCAATACGTGAAACTATTGATAAAGGCTTATTTGGTTTAGATATAAAATTAGATAATTCATTATTAAAATAATAAACTATGGAAAACTTATTAAAAAGACTTGAATATAAAATATTTAAGAAATATGAAAAAATAGTTGATGAAGTAAAAGATTATGTTTGGGATTATAAAAAACCAAATAATGACATCACTCAACTCGAACACAATAAAACTTTAAATAGTTTTATTAGATATTACATGAAAGAATTTAAATTAGATGTTATAATTACGTCTGGGGAAATTTGTACAATATTTGATAATTTTGAAGATTTTCATATCATAGGTGAACATGATGTTTATAACTATAAAAGATACAAATCTGATATTAGTAAAGATTTTGAACCATTTTTTCTTATAAGAGGAGATGGAAATAATATTGGAGTTGTAATTAAAACCAACATCAGAATTGAAGCGAATAATATTATACTAACAAATACTGATGGTTCGAATTATAAAATAATTGATATTTGGTCGTTACCAAGTATTAAACTAATTAAATGTTTTAAAAAATAAATTATGGAAACTAGAAGATTTAAAATACCAGAAAATGGTTTAATACCATTTGCTAAACGTGGAGAGTCTAAAATAAATAACAATGATGAATTTGAAACTGAGATACTTGATATTGATTTAAAATGGGTTGAAGATTGTTTAAGTGAAGAAATTGAAGAATTTAAAAATAAAGGTTTTGTGGAGAAAACTGATACTAATTATGATAAAAAATTAGAAAAACTTAAATTAAAATTACGCACTTCATTAATTGAATCTAATGTAACATATGAAAAAAAACCTTATTTTATTAAGAGTTTAAATTTACCATATAAAACTAAAACTGGTGGGTATGAGCCTCATATATATAAACACCATTTTAATGATTTATCTTTTTGTAGGGAATTAGTGGATGAAGTTGATAGTAGAAATCCAGATGATTGGATTTACTATCCTATTGGAATGTTTTTAGACTATAAAATATTTATGGATATTGAAAGTGAATATTCATACCAAGATATTGTTAATTTTTTAGATTGGTTTGAAAATTACCTTAACTTTAAATACGAATTCGTTGGTGATAAAATTTTATTTGGTAATAAAATAATTAAAATTGAAGATATTTTTAAAGGATGTGAAAACGAAAATATATTGCCATTTATTTTTCATAAACCAATACCAGTACCATTTGGTGAACTTAAAAATCCATTACCAATGATGAACCCAATTACATATGAACTAATAAATCCAGAATCGTGGGAAGATGGTTTACACTTTTCACCAAATATATTTGATGAAAAATATGAAACAAATATGGTTTATGAAGTTAAAAATAAAAAAGTAGTTAGAGTATATAAAAATTTAAACAATTAACTAATTATGATAATAATTTATAGCATACCAGAATGCCCTTATTGCACAGAACTTAAAGAAATCCTTTCAGCTGAAGGCGTTGAGTTTACTGATGTAAATGTTAATTTACCAGAAAACGAAGAAGAATATAATAAAATTCACGAAATAACGCAATCTGAAGAAGTTCCTATTGTTAGAGTCAACAATCAATTATTGGTCCCTAATATATCTTTTCAAAGTATTAGAGAAGCTGCTGAGTTAACAAAGAGATTTTTAGCTTAATTCATGTTTATCTAATATTTATAAGAAAAGATAAACTATGCCAGTAAACACAGAAGATAAAGAAAAACTATTTAGACAATTTAGACATTCACTTGGTGCGCCTATTCGTCAAATAGAACTTACCGATGACCAACTTTGTACGCTGCTTGAAATTTCTATAGAAGATTATGCACAATATGTACAAGAATGGCTGATAGAACATCAATGGCAATCACTTCTTGGTCAAAATGTTACAACTACAGATATGGCATTTGCGCTTAGCGTAAGGTCATTGGATTATGTACAGCAATCAACATATGCTTATTCAAAACAAGTAGGTCTTCAAAGCAATGGCCCATGGGAACTTAAAAAGGACTATGTAGAACTAGAAGCTGGAAGACAAGTTTATCAAATCCCAGCTGGTCGTGAGGTAAACGAAGTGCTTTGGATTACACCACCACCTACAAGCCAAGCTTTATTGGCAAACTACGGAGCCATAGATTATGGATTTGGTGGAGGTTTTGCACAAACTGGTGGTGGAACTGGTACTGGTGGACCAGGATTTGCTCGTATGGGTTATTATATAGCGCCAGCGTTTGACATATTGTTAACAGCCGCTGACATGAACCTTAAAAACAGAATCATAAGAAGTGAATTGGTTTATAAGGTAACAGCTGGGCCAAATGGTACAAAATTATTGCATTTGTTGAGCACTCCAGGTTCTAGATTTTCCTTCGGTCAAGCAATTGGCGGTGCTGGTAGTACAATCAACTTAACTGGTTGTCAAGTTTGGTATTTCTATTATGACACAAAGCCAGAAAATCTTGACCAATGCTTAAAAGATAACCCAGATATCATAAAATATCCTAACCAAATTCCTTTATCTAAATTGGATTACTCTGATTTTAATGAACCAACAAAAACATTAGTTCGTCAATTATTTATTGCCGAAGGTAAAAGAGCTTTAGGTAGAGTTAGAGGTAAATTTGGAGGTATCGTAGGACCGCCAGAAGCTGAAAGAACCATGGATTATGATAGTCTTTTAAGTGAAGGTAACGAAGAAAGAAAATTAGTTCTAGAAAGGTTAGACGAAAGACTAAAACGTTTGTCTACAACATCTCAATTAGAACGTAGTGCTAATGAAGCCGAGTATTTAAATAGAAATTTAAAACACCACCCACTAGGATTTTGGGTTTATTAATAAAAAAGGGGACATTTGTCCCCTTTATTGTTTAGAATGGCCACCCATCATCATCTACAACATTTGCTTCTTTTGGTTGCTCAAAAACATAATCATCTGGAGCATCGCCAAAGGTATCATCAAACTCATCATCTAATTTAAGTTCCTCATCATCTCTACCTGTTTCAGAGTTCTCGTCTTCATTATCAGAATCTTCTTCATCATCTTCAGAATCTTTCGATTTTTTATTCGATTCATTAGATTGAACAACCGATTTAATCTCTAAAGCATATTCAGCTATTTTATCAACAACATTATCTTTTTTAGATTCGACTTCATCTATAACAATTGATTCAGTTTCACCGCTAAGAAATCTTTGCTCGATAATGTATTCTAACCATAATTCATAACGTTGTTCTTCATTTTCACAACCAGTAAGCTTATAAAATTTGTTTCTTTCAACAGCTTTTTTTTCGTATTTAAAAATATCATCAACGTGACACAATACCTCACCCCATTTTCTGGATGCTAGGTTTCCAGAACCATCACCTAACAAATCACATATAGCAAATACTTCTATTGGCAACACACCTTTTGTTATTACTTTGTTTAAATCAGCAACTTCTAACTTTTTGAAGATATTCTCTAGAGTATCTTTTTCGTGTTGAATACCTTCAGCTTTTGCAATTGCCAGTCTGTTATGATAATCTTTTCTTATTGATTCCCATTCTTCAACAGACATGTAGTTAGGTAGTTTATTAACCTTATCCCAGAATTTTATTTCTTTGTCTTCCATTGTCATAAGTTCTTTATAAGAATCTTGGTCAGCTTCTTTAAATGGAATACCTGAAATCAACCCACATTCACCCTTTGTAAAGATTAATCTTTCTTGTAGTTTTTCAGTGACTACTTTGGTGGTTTTATCTTTATGTTTTACAATGTTTAAAAGAATTCTATCACGTATATCAGGGTTGAAACAAACTAAAAGTGGTTTTACTTTTTTGTTAAAAGACTCCAAATACTTTTCTACATTGTACTCATCAGTGAATAAAAGAGAGTTTATTTCATCAATACGTGCTTGAATACTTTCTTGTGATTCTGGGTCTTCTTCAAGTTGAGTCAAAGCTTTATTAAGCATTTCAACTTCTTTAATCAATTCAAAATCACGGTCAACAATTTCTGGGTCAATTAACTTACAATTTAATTGGACGGTAATTTCAGATGTTGGCGCACTACCATGTTCAGCAATGTACTTTTCCATTTGCTTTTTGGTTAGCTTAGACCTGTTTATTGTCTTTAAATCACCTTGTGTCTTTGAATTCCCTGTGTTTATGTAATATAACACATCACCCAAAGTAACATCCATTGCAGCCTTTAAAGCAAGTTCCATGTGCGCTTGTTTTGGCATTGGATTACCAGCTTTATTTTTCATTGTAGCCTTTTTCCTATATTCGGCCATTGTAGATTTTACCTTTGCTTTGGTTGCCATCTTAACCAAAGGAATCTGATAGTTATAAATTTTATCAACGTATTGGTAATAGTAATTTATAAATGAATAACCATCACCATCTAGCAACATACGAATCGCCTTACTTAAAAAGTCTTCAATATACACTGACATTTTTTTGGATTTGATTGAGTTACCAACCAATTTTATTTTTCCATCAATGTCATTTGCGTAGTTCTTTCTAGCAAAGTTGATTGTAGCGTTGCAAACATCATCAATATCCAGACCCATACGACCTTCCATATAATTTTCATTAAATTCGGCCAATACAGCATCCAACCCAACCAATTCTTTGCCAGCATCATCTTTTGTTTTCCAATGACTTCCATTTGCAACATATTTTATTTCATCTATGTTATCAGGAAAAGCAAAGTTGAAACCATCTGTATTATGAGCAATAACACCACCTATACCACATACAAAAGTCCCATCTTCTGTGGAAATATCATAAACATATTTGTTAACGTCATTATTTGTTATGGTTTCGTTTTTCCAAACTTCATCGGTTTTCATTTTTGTTTTATTGGTAAAAGAAGAGTTATTACGATTATGGTTTTTTAACTTAAAATTAATAAATTTTTGTTTATCTTTACGAGTCACAACTTTATAATCAATACCCAATTCTTTTAAAAGCAAAGAAATTCCAGCCATAGCAATTTGTGATTTCATACCAATATCCGAACATGTGTCAATAGAATCTCCATATCCATCAGATGCAAAAACCCCTTCAATAAACGCTTTTTTAATATCTTCAGTTGCATTTAATATTATGTATGGTATTTTTTTTTCTCTATATGACGTATAAAAATGTTCACAAAAATTTTTAGAAAAATCAACATTATGTACAACTAGATTATATACACCACTAGATTTAATGTGGTCTTTAATCACCCCATTAATGGAAAATTCATTTTTAAGTATTGTTTGTAATTTTTTTAAAAAATCAATTCTTGTATTAGATATTTTCCAATCACTTCTTTTCCCTTTATTTATATGGATTTCACCAGTTTTCTTAGATTTATATTTTTGTTTTCTACTAGAACATGTAGCTGAACCGTCACCTAAGAAAAAACCATATAAAAAAGCTTGGTCACAATTTAAAGCTGTTTGAACATTATTCATAGGTATTTCATATGTGTCAATAACATCAAATCTTTTAAGTTCAGAAGGTTTAACTTCTTTGCCATTTTGAAATAATGAATGGTCTTCCGTAACATTAACCAACCTATCTTTGGTAATTATTCTGTGTATTTTTTTATCTGTGCCATGTCTATAAACGTATTTTATTTCTTTCCAACCATTTCGAGTCAAAACTTCAAATGGTTTTTCTTCAAAATCCCTATATTTTTCGATATCTAAAAATTTTGAATTTTCATTAAATAAATCACATATTGGTAAGACATCAATGTAATTTTTTTGTGATTTATATCTAATATATACTGGTGTATCATATGTTACTGAATCACCCACTAGTGGTTTGAATCCATGTTTTTCTGTAAAGTGTCTAACCATCAAACGAAGAGATTGACGACCACGACAAGTGGTTTCTTCAGCAGAATCCGTATCACCCCAGTTAAAGATATAAGGTGCACCATATGAACCAAACCATGAGTTTGCAAGAATCTTAAGCGGCAACTGTTTTTTATCGTACAGGGTTGATAACCTTTTATGTTCTGCAATTTCAGCTTTTAGTGAAGCTATTTCTTCAGCGGTCATGTTGGCTTTATTCTCATCCAATTTTTTCTGAAGTTTTTTGGCTTTACCTTTTTCAATACCAGTAAGGAATTTAAAATGGTCACGAGTATCTACAACATATGTTAAAATACCTCTCATAACACCAGATATATCCAAATCTGGAAAGATACTCCAAGTCAATTGTGTCTTTGGATAAAGTGCAGCAAAGTCTAACTTAACAACGTTCTTTGCGTAACCAACTTCTAATAGCCTTGAAAGACCACCAGTAAAATCACGCTTTGTTTGTGTCTCTGGTATTGCCAAACCATTTTCGTAAGACCATGCAGACATAATTAGTTTCCATTGACCTGCCGTACCCATGGTTGAAGAACGCATAAACGTTGTTGGTAACATTTTTGCGATAAGGAAAGATGCTTGGTTGTAGAGATTATCTATTTGTTCAGTTTCCCACAAGTCATCACATAGATACCTTTCAACAATATATTTTCCAGTTACAATCTTATAACCTTCTTTTAGTGGCGTTTTTTCAGAAATCTTACACCAATCACCGTTGGTGTCATTAAATGCGTAATTATTTACTTTGTCAGCCCAAGTTGAATTGATTTTATCGCCTTGAACGTAAACCCTGTTAGGTTTTGCGATTCCAGAGTATTGTGTGATGTACTTCAACCCCCAACTTTTTATCTCAGAGTTAATAGCCATCGCTCTCCTTACGGCATGAGATATGTCTATTATGTTATAACCGTACATGTTGGTTTGGTTATAGGCTTCTGTTTCACCACCTAACTTTAATGTTGCTGATTTTCTTTTTATCTTATGAATCCTATTAAGGGTAATGGCCAAATCACGAATATTCATACCTAATCTTTCAGCTCTTTCAAAAAGATAAGGCCAGTCAAAGTTTTCAGAGTTATAACCAGCAATGATATCTGGTTGAATAGCGTCAATAATTTTAAAAAACTTTTCTATATTTTCCCTTTCAGAATCTCTTTTTTCTTGAAGTGTATTGCCAGTAACTTCAAGAACATGTTCTATTCCTCTATTGTTTCTAAAACCTATTTGGAATATACCATGCTTTGATGCTGATAACCCTTCAGTCTCCAAGTCAAACTGAAACCTATGAACGTTATCATAGTCTTCCATTCCTTTAAATAAACGTTTCCCTGTTTGTATAAGAAACTGTTCGATTGGACTAAATAAAACAAATAACTTTGAGTGCGCTTTAAATACGTCAACACCACCTTCGTTAAAGAAATTAATAAGTGTGTTGTAGGAGCCTTTACATTTAGCTATGTATTTGTAACCATTTTCCATTCTGGCTGGCGTATGTCCCTCATCATTCGATGTTCTAAGTTTTGTAATCTTAACATCGAACTTTTGACAAGCTTCGAGTATTTTCATACGCTTGCCACCATACATGAGTTCTGTTACATCATGCTTAAACCATAAAAAAGGTTGATATTTATGCTCCTCTAATCTTTTACCAGAGGTAGGGTCATTTATGACCAAAGTAACTTTTGGTTCGTGATATTCTGCCTCAACAGCAACAATATATTTTTGTGGGTCTGAGCCTTGTAGGAATTGTTCAATCCTTTCATTCGTAAAAACCTGTTTTGTTTCAGCCATTTGTATAATTTATTACAAAGGTACAAATGTTTTTCGAAGCGGACAAGGAAAAGCTAAAATATTTTTTTAACTTTGTAATGTACAAAGTTACGAAAATAATCTTATACTTGCAAGAAAATGAGTTATTTTAATATTCCTTGGTCAAGCACATTTACGTACAAAGTTTCTCTAATAGGTACGATTAATGTTCCAGTACCATCTAGAAATTCTATTGTAAACTGACCAACGTATCTTCCAGGAACGGCAGTATCTCTGGATGTAAATTGATAAATAATATAATATTCTTCACCAACACACCCACTATATGGTTCAACCAATTGGACCCCAGTTTCTTTTTTTGCTATTCTTTTAACACCAGTGACAACATCTGTCATGGTAAAATAAATATTTGCATTCTGAACCGCATCATAAAATCTATTGAAATCATTGCGACCATCCTGTATAAGCTCAAGCTTCAATATTGGTAAAGTAGCGTTTTTATTTATATTAAAATTCATTCTAGTTAAATTAAATTAGTTATTTCATAATAAATATTACCAAGATTATCAACCACCTTATCAATACCTTCACCTTTTTTAACCTTAACTTTTTTAGTTTCTGAAAAAGTATAACTTTCTAGTTCCCATCCATCAGGAATAATAGGTGTTTCTTTTGATTTAATAATGTATTTAGAGAATAGTTTATTGCTTGATAGTTCTTTAAATGTAGCAACTGTTCCCCAAAATGTAAGCAACATTCCTGTATTTTCTTTTGCTATTTGTGTTTCTATGTTCATGTTTTTATAATTTTAGAATTGTACATAAGATAATGTTCCTCCTGATAAAATTTGTTCAACATCTCCGTCAACTGCATCAAGAAGCGTAACAGATGGTGAACCTGCCTGCATCCCCGAAGTAGCTGTAAATGTTTTATTTTCAATACCTGCCATAAATAAGTTTCGATAAATGTCACCTGTTACAATATTGTTTTCAAGATAACTAAAATTGTTATCTTGAAAAGTGCCATCAATTGAATTATTTATAAAAAAAGTTCCCGTATTATTTAAAAAATCATCACTTAACTCACTTTCAGATAATTCCACTAAAGTATTAGATATAACGTCCCCATCAAATTGGTTACTTAGAACGTATTTAATGTTATTGTTTACAAATTCAAGTAAACATAATTGGTCAAACAATAATAAAATATTATTTACATCAAATGTGTTTTGTAATGTTGATACAGCCCCAAGTGAAACTTTTGATACAGTACAATATAATTGAAATACAACATTATCTAATTGATAAGGTAATCCCAAACCTATTTGACCTACTTCTAACCCTGAACCTACACTTACATCAAAATTATCAAGAGCTAAATTAAATGGAGTAAAATCTTGAAATGCAAAACCTGTGTCAGTATAATTATTATAATCACTACTACCACTTACTGTTTCCCAACGTCTAAAGATGACATTTCTCCAATCGTAATCTCTATAAAGTTTTAAAAGAGTGTCGTAACGAGAAGTGATAACTCCTGTTGATTGACCTAGTACGGCATCATAATCTCTATCGTTAAAAAAAGGTTTCCAAGTAATATTATCTGTTGGATATATTGTTGAAATTATATTGGTTGATAATCCACTACTTGAAACAGCTTGAACAAGCATTGGTTCTGTTGCTCCTGTATGTATTTCTTCATTACCTATGCTATTGGAAAATTGTATATATGTTACAGTTTGAAAATCATTTATTAAATAATATGAGGATGGTATAAGTTCATTATTATTTAATAATGTGGTAAGTTCTGAATAACCAATCTCCAAATAAGGTGTTTCTAAATTAATAATATCACCATTTGGGTTTAATTTTTCGTATTTTCCTGTTGCTAAATCAGTACCAACAAAAAATGTGCTAGCCGATGGTGTTATCGATGAAATATTTTCACCAGCAAACAATATTGTTTTTGTTCCGTTTTTTTGTAAATGTATTCTTGCCATTATTTATTATTTTAGAATCCATAACTTAATTGAGTTCTACCCCAACCAGTATTTGTTTTTATATAAATATAAGTATTATCCCAAGCAATATCACCCACATTACCGTTGGTGTCACCACTACTAGTTGGTGTATAACTAGTTCTCATTCTTATTTGGTTGTACCCTGTTGTTCCACTTACATCTAATGTAGATGTAGGGGTTACTACTTGAATACCTATTTTACCATTAGCTGTTGTTGCTGTCAATGGATTACCACCTGTGGTTGAATATGTTCCTGTACCAAATAACACACCACCTATGTTAATAGCATTTGTAGTATTAGGTGCTAAGGTTACATTAGTCCCAATAATAATATTATTTGAACCAATTGTTTTATCGCTGGTTGATGCGTAACCAGCTCGGTATCCAAATAAATTTGAATAACTTGCGCCAGTTGCTTGATAACCAGCATTTAAACCTAAAAAGTTTGAATCATTAGCATTGGTTGCTTGTTGACCAGCACCAACACCAAAAAAGTTTGATTGATTAGCATTGGTTGCTTGATAACCAGCACTTGAACCAAAAAAGTTTGAAGAACCAGCATT